AAATCTTCGATTGTATCTGAAAATACTAATTCCTCATCTTTACTTTCAGAAAAAGAAACACCACTAAAACCCCTTACACACTCTTGGAAAGTGTTTTGAGTCTTGGATTTATATAAAATAATTTCCTCATTGATTTTAAGCATTCCATATCTATCAGGAAATCCTTCTGTGCTAGTTACGGAAATTGATTGAACACCATACTGCAAATCGGAGGTTAATTCCGTTGAGTATATTACTTTAGAATTATTATCAACTTTTACAAAACTATCAATATTTTGTAAAATGTCATATGGATTTCCCGCACTATCCAATGATTTATAATATTCCTTTAGAAACTCTGCAACCAAAGGGAAATCTTCCCTAACAAATTGTGGTAGTTGACTTTCTACAACAGAGCTAAGCTTAATTCTTGAGTGTTTCATTTATTACCTTATTATTAGATCTCCGTTTGAGTAGCTTGATGAAGGAGCAAATATTGAACCAGAAGTATCTGAACCAGATTCAATAACATCTTCAACTAGACTAATATCTAGCTCACTACTATCTAGTTGCAAATATAAGTCTTGTAAGCCAATAATATCATTTGATTCTGGAATTGTTGATATTTGGAGTATAGGAACTCCTCCAGATTGTTTTAATGACCCAGTAATTGTAATTGGATTTAAATTTATTTCCCCTTTAATATAATCTATAGTTCCCACATCAGAGGAGATGACATTTGGTTCAGTTTCAGATACTAAAGAAAATAGAATAATCGTTCCAGTCAATCCATCAGAATCTGGAACGTCCGTTAGGAAGACTGGATTTGAGAATAAATCGGTATAGAATCCTGATGACTTTATATTATAACCTTCTTGATTCTTTACATGAATTCGATTTCCAAAACAAATTTCATAATCTGCGGTTTGGTCCAATGCAATTCTAGAATCTCTTCTCATTGTCAATGTTGTAATGTTAGAAGTAATTGCTGGATGAGAATTATCTATTATTGATTGGAATTTACTATATTTAAATCTCGAACCATACTTATTAAATTCTGTAGACTCAGAATACTTTTCAATATTATTAATTACCAAATCTGATAAAGTTTCTGGGTCTTGTACTTTATTTCCATTATAATAAACATTTAGTGTTGCTTGAATGAAGAGATATTTAATATCAACTATTTCTGGAATAATTCCAGCAACACTATAATTTCTTAAATCTAATTTTATGTTTTGCTTAATACTATCAGGAACAAAGTTACCATAAAATGGTTTAATTCCAATATAAACTTTTCCATATTGTGGTGGATCTAGAGATTCTCCGCCAAAAGTGGATACCGTTTGTGCTTCAGAATAAATTCTTGGTATGATCGTCTCATAATCAGATGCAGTAACTGCTCTGTTCTGAGATGCATAGAATCTAGGTGCAAAGTTTTTGATTGAACTTATTGATTCAACTTCTTCTCCACCCTGAGAAGGATTGTTTGTTGTAATTAGTGATATTCCTGAAGTTACGGAAGAACCTTTATCATTTACTAATCTTCCTGAAAATTTAAAGGATGAAAATCCGTTACCTTCTTTTCCATTACCTATGATATAAGAAACTTGAATATAATTACCCTCTTCTAATTTTTTGCCAAAATATCCATCACCAAATATAAGTTCATATCTTTGGTCTTCTACTTCTTGAATATAAAATACTCTTGAAGAAGAATCTACATTAAGAATATTTGTTTCTTTTACAAATTTAGATGCTGCAGAACTTGTAATACTATCTCTTACTACAACTCTAATTGTACTAGTATCAATATTTGGATCCTCCAGAATAAATCTTTGATTTTTAATCAAAGAGGATACCGTAAAATTGGTCGTTAAATAATCACCTTCATAGATGTCTAAATTATCAAAGGTTGCAATGCCATTTGATACTGGTACTGTAACATCACTTGCAATTGAAAATACAGAACTTCTATCTCCAAATAGTCCTGTTGTTGCAACTACACCCTTTTTTAGAGTTACTGTTAATGGAGTGTCTCCAGTAGTATCAACAAAGAAACTAATTGTTGCTCTTGCTGATGTTCTTGACCTTGGTACGTATCCAATGTTTCTTGCGAGTGCAACTACATTCTCTCTCAATGTAGCACTATCAAGAAACACTTCATTACTCACCATATTTGCATTATAAGATGCAATGTATGTGTTATATGCTAGAGTGTCTATAAGTACTGAAAGATTAGACCCTTCAAAATCAAAATCAGTAAAATCCGAGTTAGACCTCAGATAAGCTTTAATAGAAGTTTTGATTTGGTCAAAGTCTAAACTTGTAAAATCTGTAAGTGCCATTATCGGACTGATTGTAGAGCAAATGATAATTGTTGTGCAGGAACATCTACACCAACAATTTTATATCTAATTGTAACTTCAAATTCATTATTTTCAAAATTTGGATTAATATTAACAGCAATCAATTCTACTCTTTTTTCATAGTTTGTAATTGTGTTTTCAATTTCTTCTCTTAATATTGATGCGCTAACTTCATCAATATTTTCAAATAAAGACCTAGTAACATTAGAACCTAGAGATGGGTTAAAAAATCTCTCCCCAGGAAAAGTATATATTAAATTTCTAATAGAGCGAGCAATTGCAGTCTCATTTCTAGTTGTAATTATGTCAAAAGTTAGGGGATTAGCCTGCATAGACAGACTAATATCCTTATACGCCTGAATAACTCGCTCCCCTGCCATTTATGTTCCTATTATACTATTTTATTTATTATCCAAAAATAGGTTCTGTACCATATTCCCAATCATCATAGTCCTCATCATTTCGAATCTTTTCATGAATTTCTTTTTGAACTTTAAAATCATGCTTTTTGGGTGTCATATCATCTTCATTAATCTCACGAAGCATACGAGATTTTTCTGTAGGGTTTGAATCATAATCTGTTATTAAACGTGTTGTGCCCCACATTTCTCTCATGTAATTTGAATCACGATCTGGATGTGGATAAATTGCCATCTGTTTTCTCCTGTAATTAAGGTTGAACAGAACTTTTTAAGGGGTTCCTATCCCTATAAAAGATAACTCTATGGCGAGGGATTCTGGACGAGGGTCAAAGCGATTCTCTATAAGGTTCTCTATAAGGTTCTCTATAAGGTTCTCTATAAGGTTCTCTATAAGACTCTAAGATATTCTGAGATAAAAAAAAGAGTGCTCAGATATCGACTTAAACGATACCTAAACACTCATAGTTTTATTGAATTTGGGTATCTAATACTATTTACCCTGACCACGATATGGTTTACGTGCTTTGTTACGAGATGTGGCAGCATATTTTGTGTGACTCCCACAACCCTGCCGAGTTAGTTTGGGTTTGGACTCAATTTTTTCACCGCCAGTAAAATTAGGACGACGTGCCATTTTCAATTACCTCCAATTCAATTTCAAGTGGGTCAAATACTCCGTTATCATAATACTGAGATGCCATTTCGTCAAGTACCTCAGTTACCTCTTCATAAGATAGATTCTGATAAATTCGTCTACCTTTATAAAGAATATTCATTCGATCAGATGATTCGTGTCTTTTCATGTCCAACACGAATACGAGGATCGCACCAAATCTCAAATCCTGCCTCTTTTGCATCTAGACAGAATGAAACATCCTCTCCACACATATCCTGCACGGCACCAGATTCAAATACTTGCATCTTCGGTGCAAACCATGGATACTCTAGATTCTCAAAAACTCCATTCTTAATTAGTACCCATCCAAATCCAGTGTAATCTACAGTAAATGGCTTACGACGCTTGGTAATACCATCAACCATCTCATGATTCATTACACCACCATTGCTACGAAACTCTTCTTCCTCTAGCCAGTGTGCAACTGATGTTGTACGTCCATCTTCAGTACAATACCATCCTGCAGTAATCTCCTTTTCCTCCCCCTCTTCAGGAAGTGCTAGATCACATAGTTGCCAAAACTTCTCAGTATTGAAAACAATATCACTATCAATCCAAAGTTGATAATCATACTTCAATTTACCATCCCATGGAATCTGCTTTGGTCCCCTTAGAACATTCGCTCCAAGACACTTACAACGTGCAAAGTTAACCATTGATGAATAATCTTGAGAAATCTGAATATTCATCCCGTTCTGCACTAAGTCAAATGCAAGTTGTACAAAACTCTTGAGAAATGTAAATGAACATCCACGACCTGGAAGACAAAATACAATACTCTTCCCTCGCATCCGTTCCTTAATTGCATCATAGTCCCATTCAGGACCTTCATTCTTTACTGGTGCTTTTGCTTTTACAGTGAATCCTTTTGCCATTTGATTAATAAAACCTCAGTTCAATTCTATCGTTCTATTTATTTTCTGTCAATGAGACGCTTCCTTCCAATTCTCGGAATTTACATCTAGTTCCTCATAACTTAAATCCTCTAACTCATAATCTGAATTCAATAAGTCTACCATATTATTGAGTGTTGTCCACACAGTCTTGAACTCCATCTCAGATACATTGTGCATAATACAACGCTTCTTTGCATATATGTGATAAACTTTTGACATATAAATTTTTTTCCGAAAATTTTTTCAGTCACTCTTATTTCGTAACCGCATTATATATGACGACTATTATAATACCACACGGAATACCTAAGAGTCTTAGAAAAAATTTCGGATACCTAATTATCCACCCCGCAAAAACTACCTTCCAGAAATTCCAGTACGGTCGGGGTTTTTTCATTTCTTTGCCATTTTTTTGTTGCGTGACCTTAGAATCTTATAAATTTTTCGCGGAATTTTTTTTAGACCTTATAAAAACTTTGAGAGTCCTTATAATCCCACGGAAAAATTTTTTTTGTCCTTATAGTTCTCTCGCGTTTTGTCACCTCTGTAGGTTAGGGTAGTTAGCGATTCTTATAACGGGGCACGCCCGCTTATTATAATAAACAATAAATCGTAATTACTGCTGATACGAATAACGAATAAATCGGTTATTCGTGCTGATAAGAATAACGAACAAATCCTTGTTTTATTCTTTATACTTAGTTAAATGTAAAGAATAAACTAACGATTGCACGGTATAAGAAATAACGAACAAACTGCGATTGCCCGAATAACGAATACCTAACCGTTTCGAGAGTTGTATAAGAAACTCGTGCGCCCGCTACGAATAACATAAGGACGCACGAGTAAGAGTTAGATTAGAACTCTACTTCCTCCAGAGTTGGCATAGAGATTGCGGCATAATGTTCGGC